CAATGGCACAATCCATGCAGAAAAGTTTCAAAGGGTTAAATGTCGATAATGACGATAATGACGATGGCGACGATAATGAAAATATGGACTTAGACGGTATTGATTTTGACAGTCTAAATAATTTTGACACGACGGTATTTACTAGTTTTATGTGGGCGTTTGCTAAAACAGCGGATAAGACAATACCTGAGCCGTTCGAATGGTATTATAAATTCGACGATTTCCCAATCATGGATTATCTACCGGATATTATCGAATTGATGGTTGGGAGTTTCAGCAACTCGAAACAAGCTGATAACGTTAAAAAAAAGAATCATCCAGCGGTGACGACGAACCATTAAAAACAGATGAGTTTCATTATATGTGTAAACAAACCGGACTGAGCTACGGTGATATGGAATATATGACGGTTGGTATGTGTCTGGATTTTATCGACGAATATGTCGAAAGACAAAAACCAGATAAGAACAAAAAACAAAAAAACAAGGCAGCGACTCAGTCCGATTTTGATAATTTCTAGGAAAGCGTGATAGTATGCGAGAAAACAAAGAGGAAATCAGATGTTCAAATTGTAACAGGTTATTATTTATCGCTGGTGATAATTTAAAAGGAACTATCGAAGTAAAATGCGAACGTTGTGGTGATACAGTCACAGTGGTTAAATAGAGGGTCTTTGAACCCCCCACTTATTGTTATTTACATAAGTTGAGGGGGTGAAAAGATTGTCTAAAAATATAAAAGGTATCACAATCGAAATTGATGGCGAAACAAAAGGTATTGAAGAATCGTTAAAAGACGTAAATAAAACATCACGTAATTTACAGAGTGAGTTAAAACAAGTAGATAGTTTATTGAAATTTAATCCCGGTAACGCCGATTTAATCGCACAAAGGCAAAAAATTCTCGGTGACCAAGTCGATAACACAAGCGAAACGTTAAAACGACTAAAAGATGCGCAAAAAGACGTGCAGGCAGCTTTCGAAAAGGGAGATTTACCCGAGGATAAATACCGCGGATTCCAGCGTGAAATCATCAAGACGGAGAGTAAGTTAAATCATTTTAAAGATGAGCTAAAATCGGTTGGGGATAAATCATCACTCGATAAAGTCGATAAAGATTTACAAGATGTTAAAAAAGGAGCGGACAAAGCGGAAGATTCAGTTGGTGAACTGAGTGATACGCTCGCAGGTATTGGCGCTGGTGTCGGTGCTGCAACTACCATCCAACAGGCGCTCGATGTGTCATCACTTGATACGTCAATAGAAATTTCAATGGAAGTACCACCTGAATCTGTGGCAAAGGTGAAAAATTCTATACACACGGTTGAAGCCTACGGTGTTGATGCGAATCAATCGCTTGAAGGGGTTCGTCGTCAGTGGGCATTAAATGCTGATGCAACCGATGAAGCAAATCAAAAAGTTGTACAATATGCAGGTGTGATGACAAGAGCATTTCCTGACCTTGATTTTGTTGAACTAATACAGGAAACAAACGAAATTTCGAGTGAGTTGGGTATTACAAATGACGAAGCGCTCGGACTTAACAATACATTATTGAAAAGCGGATTCCCACCTGACCAGATTGACATTATCGCTGAATATGGACAACAGTTAAAACGCGCGGGGTTCTCTGCCGGTGAAATTCAGGGAATCATGACGGCTGGTGTGAAAACCGGTACGTGGAATATTGATAATTTACTCGACGGTCTTAAAAATGGTAGAGTTAAAGCCGCTGGGATGGGACAGGGACTAAGTAAAGGTTTCAAATCAGCTATATCTGAGGTCACAAATAATACACCCGGAACCGTAAAACAGTTGGAAAAATGGGGAGACGCCATTGCTACTGGTGGTGAAAACGGGAGTAAAGCGTTCCGTGATATGGTAGAGTGGCTTAACAACATCGAAGATAAAACACTTAGAAATACTATCGGTACAGAGCTTTTCGGCTCGATGTGGGAAGACCAAGGTAATAACATCATCGAAACCGTTATGAACATGAATAAGCATATGGGTTCTGTAAAAGCCAACATTGACGACCTGAAAACGTCCACCGAAGCAGTAAACGAAGACCCGTTGGTGCGGTTACAAAAGGCAATCACAGATTTAAAAGTGGCACTCGCCCCGTTATTAATCATCATAGCTGATGTTGTCGGTGATATAGCTACATGGATGTCAAAAAACCCAAAATTAGCTTCTACGATTGTTGGGGTTGTTAGTATTATCGGAATACTCGGGGGCGCAATAGCTGGACTGAGTGTGGTGTTCTCAGGTATCAAGACCGCTATTTCCGCAGTGCGTATTATCTTTTTAGCTATGGCTGGTCCTGCTGGTTGGATTGCATTAGCAGTTATCGCGATTGTTGCGGCGGTAGTCGTTATTTATAAAAACTGGGGACCAATAAGCAAGTTTTTCAAAAATTTATGGGAAGGTGTAAAATCAGCATTTAGTGTAAGTCTAACATTTATTAAGGATTTATCCAGTAAAATATGGACAAAAATTAGTAATGCCACAAAGGGTATCTGGTCTGGTATTTCTAAATTCTTCTCGACTATCTGGCAGTTTATTAAAAACATCTTCTCTACGGTGCTTAATTCTATTAAAAAAGTGTTACTTGGTTATTGGCAATCGGTCCGGACAAGCGTGACGCAAATATGGGAGGGTATTTTAGGATATTTCAGAAATGTCTGGAAGTTAATCAAGAACGTTTTTGTTGGTGCATTACTTGTTATTTTAAAAATAGTAACAGGTCAGTGGTCAGAACTAGGTGCGACGATTTCGCAAATCTGGACGAATATCAAAGACGCATTAGCTGGAATATGGACAAGTATTAAACAGATATTCCGCGGTTCGCTTGGGTTTATTTCCGGGTTTATGTCGCAGACGTGGACGAATATTACAAACGCCCTTCGTAACGCATGGACATGGATTATTAACTTCTTGAAGCGGACGGTCACGGCTATCAAGAATGGGATTGTTTCAGGATTCAAGAAAATGTATGACGGTGTGGTTAGCGCTATCAGTCGGATAATCCGTGCAATTCGTAACATTTGGGGTTCCATTGGGGATTTCTTCTCGGAAATTGACCTGTACGAAATTGGTGTGAACATGATTCTAGGGTTAATCAATGGTATTAAATCAATGGGTGGTCAGTTAGTAGGTAGTATCAAAGATGGTGTCGGTAATTTAATTGAGTCAGCCGAAGACTTACTTGATATTAACTCACCGTCGAAAGTCTTCGAAAAAATCGGTGTTTCTACTGGTGAGGGGCTCGAACAGGGATTGCGCTCGATGGGTGGTCGTATTCAAAAGGCTAGTGAAAAGATGACGGCAAATACACTCGTAAAACCGAAAACGGATTTTGACCTAGATGACCCTAAAGGGAAAGGTAAATCAGGGTCAAGTGACGGTTCGGGTGACAGTGTCGGTAATAATTTTACGATTAACTTTAATGGTACGGTTACAAGTGAAGATGACATCGTACGAATCGCTCGGGAATTAGAACGATTAATTAGTAAGAGAAAACGAGGTAAAGGGGTCGGATTATAATGCGAGTAAAATCAATGGGCGGTCAGTTAGTATGTAGTATAAAAGATAGTGTCGGTAATTTAATCGAGACAACCAAAGACTTACTTAATATTAACTCACAGTCAAAAGTCTTCAAGAAAATCGGTGTTTCTACTGTTGAGGGATTCGAACAGGGATTGCGCTCGATGGGTGGTCGTGTTCAAAGAGATAGTAAAAAGACGACGGCAAATACACTCGTAAAATCGAAAACAGATTTTTACCTAGATGAACCTAAAGGGAATGGTAAATCAGTTTCAAGTGACAACGCCAATAATAATTTTACGATTAACTTTCCCTTTAGGGTTACAAGTGAAAATAAGAACGATTAATTAGTAAGAGAAAACGAGGTAAAGGGGGCAGATTATAGTGCGAGTATTAACGATGAAAAACAAAACAAATCTCTATTTTGGATTAGAACTTGTAAACTCGGAGCGCCCCTTGCTCCCCGAGCAAAACGACGAATATAAGACAATCGCAGGGCGCGATGGTAAAGAACACGTCGCAAAAGGGCTGGGGAATACCACGCTCGATATTACGTTTATTAAACAAAACACAAGCGTCGAACAGTGGCTTAAAGATAGACGGGATATTGTCGGATGGTTATACAGTAAGAACGAAATTGATGTATATTTCGATGACGAACCAAACGTTCATTTTATTGGTAAAGTCACAGCTTCAACTGTACCTGATAATTATTTACCTGTTACCGAGTTTGATATTACGCTGACGCTTCATCCATTTCGATATGGTAAAGAGGTTACAGAAGAATTAGTGTTTGATGCTGAAAACTTAGCGACCGTGACTAACAACTCGAACTACGAAACGCCATATATACTTACGATTACGGCAACAAACAGCACTACTTCTTTATCTGTGACCGTTGACGGGTATGAAATCACGTATAACAAAGCGATTAATGCGGGTGACGTTATCACGATAAATACAAACGAGTTAGAGCTTGCAATTAATGACGAGTTAAAAATTGTTGAAGTAGACGGTTATTTTATGTTTTTACAACCCGGTCAGAGTAAAATTAAGTCAAATATCACAGGTTTACACATGCTTGATTATACGGGTCGGTTCTTATGATTAGAGTTCAGGACGTATTATACCTATTGGATTTGGATGACAAACCGATTAAAAGCATTAAGAAAAAAAGCGACCTGTCTATTGAACATGTTGACGATGAATCAAGCATACTGACCGTATCTCTGTCTATGGATGAATCAGTGATTACGGAACAGCAGTTTATTTATCGGAAGAATCGCTATATTGTAACAGAAATAGAAATAAGTAAGAACGCACGACAACAAGTGATTACCGCCGAGATTGACTATTTAGGACTAAGTGATGCTATACAAACGGTCGATGAAACAACGTCAACACTAAAAACAATTACTGACGCTACGGTGAAAGACACAGAATACACGATTAAGAGTGTTAGTGTCAACTCGGACAATCACTCAATCAAGATGGAAGGCGCATCTGTCTTGTCTATCTTACGTTGGCTCGCCATCATTTCCGAATTGAAATTACGTTTTGATACACTCAATCGCACAATTTCGTATGTACCTGATATAGACAGTAATATTGGGTTTTTATTTCAATATCGGAAGAATTTACAGGATATAACAAAACGTCAATATAAACCGAAAGCTACGACGTTGATTCCGTACGGAAAAGATGGACTAACAATCGAGTCTATCAATAACGGTAAGAAATACGTGGAAGATTTTAGTTACTATGAATCACTCGGATATACGGTCGATGAAGCGCGGATTAGATTTAATAAAAGTAACAATTTCGAAGATGGACGTTATGTTTACCCCGGCGAATTAATGCGTGAAGCGAAGAAACAGCTACGAACGTTTGCTTATCCACAGATTGCTTATGGTGTTGAGATTGCACGTTTGAATCGTGATGTAAAAATCGGGCAATACGGTTATGTGATTGATGAAGAACTAGGAATCAAAGTAAACGTTAAGATTGTACGTCTTATAGAATACGAGAACGCTCGCAATAACGAAATCGAACTGAATTATTTAATACCCGATATTGCCACCACGCAAGGTGATACCGGAGTCACAGACAGTGGTGGTATAAAATTAGTATCAGGTCAAAGCAAGCGTGATTTTTCCGGTGCAAAC